AAATGCAGGAGGATACGAACCAGTTGTCGTTGTCAAGCAAAACAGAGATAAGCCCTTGGTTGTGGTAGATTGTGTTTACTTTTTTGAACTATTAAGGAGAGCCAGCAATGAGTAGTTTTCGATTTATATATGAAGGTGGTAACTTTGAAGATGAGGGCAACAGTCCTTTCCCATCAAAGACAATTATAGAGTCCTTCCATGAGTTCGCTGATGACCAGACATGGGAAACCATTCTGTGGCAGTTCTGTAAGTTCCTTGAGCACACCGGCTTTGAAGGTGTACGCAAGCGTGTAGTCATTGAAGGCCTGCGTCACGAGTGCCTCTTCCAAGACTTCTTCAACAGGGAAGTTAATACTGATGAAATCTTAGAGGACTACATCGAAGCACTAAACAAGGATGACCAATGAAACTACTGATGCTAGACATCGAAACAAGCCCCAATACCGCACATATTTGGGGCCTTCGTGACCAGTACATCAGCCCAGATCATCTGTTAGAGTCTTCTTATGTTCTGTGTTGGGCTGCTAAGTGGTACGGTTCTAAAGAGGTTATGTTCTCTTCTGTGCAAGACACAAAGCCTAAGTTCATGCTTCGTAAGATACATGACCTGATCTCTGAAGCCGATGCAGTATGCCACTACAACGGCACTCGCTTTGACATTCCTGTGCTGAACAAAGAGTTCCTGCTGCACCATCTGGCACCGCCTGCTCCGTATAAGCAGATTGACTTGCTAAAGGTAGTTCGCAAAGAGTTTCGTTTTGCAAGCAATAAGCTAGACCACATTGCACAGAGGCTCGACCTTGGCAAGAAGGCATCGCATGAGGGCTATCAACTCTGGGTTAAGTGTATGAACAAAGACCCTGATGCCTGGAAAGTCATGGAGAAATACAACAAACAAGACGTTATTCTATTGGAGAAAGTCTATGAGCGTCTGCTCCCTTGGCTTGGTAGAAACCATCCTAATCGTAACCTGTATAATTCCACTGGATGCCCCACCTGCGGAAGTGCCAAACTACAAAAAAGAGGTTTCAGTTATACGACCACAGGAACCTTCCAAAGATTCCAATGTACCCACTGTGGAAGCTGGTCAAAGTCAACCAAAGCCGTAAAGGAACACGCCCATGTCACAGCAGCTTGAAACACTTGCGGACTACATCAAGGCTAGGCAGATTGGTGGAAACCATTACAAGACACAGATCCAGCCTTGGGATGTCTTCCTAGATTGGCAGATGGACCCTTGGCTGTGTAATGTGATTAAGTATGTTCAGCGTCACGCTAAGAAGAACGGCAAAGAGGACCTTGAGAAGGCAAAGCACTATCTTGAGTACGCTATCGAGAACTACGACAAGATAAAGGCTGTGTATTACAAATGAGTCAGCGTGATCTTGATAGGGCCTATGGTCTACTAAAAGAGGCTCAGTGGAGTAAGGGCTTTAACCTGTATGAGTGCCGTGAGATTCGTAAGGTTAAGTTTGCCCTTGGGATGAAGACACCACTGTCTAGGTCCATCATCTGGGAACCAGGATATGATGTTAGAGATAGACACCTGATAGTCACTAACGAGCAAGGCGTTGGTGACACAATCATGTTCTCTAGGTTCATACCTCTGCTCAAGAAGCTGCCAGTCAGGTCTGTTAGTGTCTATATGCAAAAGCCATTGATGAACCTGATAGCCTCGCTCGATGGTGTCGATGGTGTCTTAACTGATGAGAACTGCCAAGTACCGGCAATGCGGGTCAAGGTGATGTCTATACCGGCTCTGTTGCTACAGTACAATCTGTTTCCTATGGACGATGGCGGCCCAGTCTATGGCAGTGCTGGCTACTTCAAGTTTAAAGGTGTAAAGAAGACCAGTCAGATAGGGTTTTGCTGGTACAGCGACAACGACTCCTGGAATGCCAGTGCCAAAGTAATACCTAGAAATTTAGCAGAAAAGTTCTATAATCAGTTGACAAAGAAGCACAAAGTGGTATCATTACAGATTCAGCCCGATTTTATGCCAGAGCACTTGGATGGTAGAAGTTGGCTTGAAACGGCTAAGAAGATACAGTCATTGAAGGCAGTCGTTACTGTTGACACTGGTGTAGCACACTTAGCAGGAGCACTTGGGGTAAGGACATTGAACTTAGTTGGCTCTACGTCAAAAACGGGGTGGTTTTATCTCCCTGCTGATAAAGACAAGACTAACTGGTACGACTCAATGGAACTTATACGTTATGAACCTTATACTAACTGGGAGGCAGGGCTTGATGAAGCACTGAAAAGATTATGTCGTTGACGATTAGAGATATAATGGAACGAATGAAGAAGTTAGACGAAATTACAATCTTGGAAGTGCTAGATATTTCTTCAGAAGAGTTGATAGAGAAGTTTGCAGATAAGATAGAAGATAAATTTGATGAATTGGAGATAGACTTAGATGACACCCTATAGCACCTTTATTGCCAAAAGCCGGTACAGCCGTTACTTGAATGACAAGAATCGGCGTGAGCACTGGAATGAGACTGTGTCTCGCTACTGTACTTTTATGTGGGCACACCTAAAAGACAAACACAATTACACCATCGATGACAAGTTGGCAACAGAGATCCAGTCTGCCATTGTTAACCTTGAAGTTATGCCTTCTATGAGGGCTATAATGACCGCAGGCAAGGCCCTTGATCGGGATAACACCGCTGGCTACAATTGCAGCTACTTGCCTATCGATGACCCCAAAGCCTTTGACGAGGCTATGTACATCCTACTCTGTGGTACAGGTGTAGGCTTTTCTGTGGAGCATAAATATGTCGATCAATTGCCTGAAGTCCCGGATCAGTTGTTTGATTCTCAGACTACTATTTCGGTTGCGGATTCAAAAGAAGGGTGGGCCAAAGCACTACGCCAACTCGTGGCTCTATTATATTCTGGGGAAGTTGCAAAATACGACCTTAGTAGAATTCGACCTGCAGGAGCCAGGCTCAAAACTTTTGGAGGACGTGCCTCTGGTCCCGGACCTTTGGATGAGCTTTTTAAGTTCACTATCGCCAAGTTCAGGGGAGCAGTGGGTAGAAAACTTACATCAATCGAGTGTCACGATATTCTCTGTAAAATCGGGGAAGTTGTTGTTGTCGGTGGAGTACGAAGATCTGCAATGATTTCTTTGTCGGACCTTGAGGATGACCGTATGCGGTCTTGTAAATCTGGAAACTGGTGGGAACAAAATGCACATAGGGCACTTGCTAACAACTCAGCAACTTATAACTCTAAACCAGACATTGGACAGTTTCTCCAAGAATGGACTAGCCTCTACAACAGCCACTCTGGAGAACGGGGAATCTTCTCAAGGGAAGCAAGTAAAAGCCAAGCTGCAAAGAACGGCAGACGTGATTCTAGTTTTGACTTCGGAACAAACCCCTGCTCAGAAATCATCCTGCGCCCCTACCAGTTCTGTAACCTCACGGAAGTGGTTGTACGGGCAGAAGATACTGTAGAGACGCTTGCTAACAAGATCAGGATAGCAACGATTATGGGCACGTTCCAGTCTACGATGACTAACTTCCCTTACCTGCGTAAGGTATGGCAGAAGAACACTGAAGAGGAGCGTCTCTTAGGTGTGTCGTTGACGGGTATCTTAGACAACAAATGGATGGGAGAGGTAAGTGACAGCACTGCGAAGGCTCTTGAACAATTACGGAAAGTCGCCGTTGATACCAACGCTGACCTTGCAGCACGGTTGGGAATTCCTCAGTCTGCTGCGATTACTTGTGTCAAACCTTCTGGCACTGTCTCTCAACTTGTTGATAGCGCCTCTGGTATTCATGCTAGACATAGTCAGTATTATATTCGCCGTGTTCGTGGAGATAAGAAAGACCCTCTCTCGGCGTTCCTGACCTCTGCTGGTGTGCCTGCCGAAGATTGCGTAATGCGACCAGACAGCACAGTAGTCTTCTCATTTCCGATGAAGGCTCCTGAAGGAGCACGGTTGCGTGATGATCTAACAGCAATTGAGCACCTCGATGTCTGGATGATGTATCAGCGGCACTGGTGTGAGCATAAGCCATCTGTGACCATCTCAGTCAAAGAAGATGAATGGATGGACGTAGGGGCTTGGGTGTTTAGGAACTTCGATGAAATCTCTGGTGTATCCTTCCTGCCTTGGGCTGGCGGCACATACCGACAGGCTCCTTATGAGGAATGCAATAAAGAGCAGTACGAAGAGATGCTCTCTAAGATGCCTAAAGATATCAAATGGGACGACTTAGTCGAAGTAGAAGACAATGTCGAAGGTGCAC